TGGTCTACTTGCTCCACGGACACCTGTATCAATTACATAGATGTCAACACCATCACCTGATTGATTATAACTGAAAGTTCCGTTTAAATATTGCCTGTCTTGCTTTGTTATTCTGTCTAAATGCCAGTAGTCATGTACGTTAACTGTACCAAAACCATCTGGAGAGATTCTATACCTACCCATTCCAGAGTGAGCAGTACAATAGTAATAGAGAATAGTAGGTGTGGAAGTACCAATAACAATCTCTGTAGATGCACCTGCATTACCAGGTGTACCACTTACAGTAACTCCACCTGAATATATTGCACCGCCTGTAGTATGAGCCCCATCAGGAGTTATAGAAAATCTTAATGGATGACCAGAGTTTGAAACATCTGACTGATCAAATGTATATGTTGCTCCTTGTAAGAATCCAGTTTGGTTTGAAAATCTTGAATATGTACCACCCAGACTGGATGCAAATGTATAATAATTCTGTCCTGATATATTCTGTACCTTTACATAGATGGTACCAGAACCACTACCAGTTAAATTTCTAGTATTAGCAGAAGCGTTTGTTTCTCCTGTTGTATTTAAAGATGTAGACCCACTAGTAGATATTGATAATACTGAATTATCTGGTATTGGATCACATGAAAATTTTGCACTGTCCCATGTTGCCTTCTTGACAACGGACAATGCTCTTAACTTTTCGATCAGCCCATCTTCGTTCTTCTCTGGACAATCAAAAGATATGATTGAGAAGCTTCTATAAGATGCTTTAAAGGTTAGGAAACTATAGATTTCTAAGATTCCTGCTACAGCCGAATCCAAACTATAATTATCAGCTACTCTGACGACTACACGCTTCATTCTGATGACAGTTATCCTTCAGATCTATTTAGTAGTGTTAAGATCCGCTTGTTGTAGGTACTTCTTTATATCAGACTCTTTTGGTTGACCTGCAGACATCTTCTCTACGGGCTTACTAAATTTGAGATCGTGATTGTGATCAAATACAAATTTAGTTCTTAAATGTGTCTTATCTCTTTCTATTACAAGATGATAGGCTTTACCGTAGACATTCTCGGTGAATCCTATAGAAATTATTGCTCTTCCCTCATAAAAATCGCCTACCTTATAAGGACATGTTTCTGGCGTGCCCAGATAAGGAGTAGCAATTTGAGTGGAGTGTACGTGCTCCTGTTGTCTAGCTTGACTTGCCTTCAGTACCATCGCTTAAATCCTCAGGTTCTTTGAGTGTCATATTTAATGCTTCTACTGCTCCTTCCAAACGTAGGACTTGATCCTTACGAGTTGCAAGTTGCTTTTCCATTTCAACGATTGTTGCTTTCTGCTCTTTCAGTTGATCGGTGAAGTCTTTCACCATTGTTTCAGCGTCCATGTTTTAAAATGATAAGTGTACTATTTATTGGAGAAATGCATTGAAGGTTAGACGGTTTGTCCCCCAACCTGCTTGCTTAAAATATGGCGAATGCCATATCTTACCCTCATAAACCATAAGGGTATTGAACTCATGCTTCTCTACATGATACCTTTCCCAGTCCTTTGATCTGTACTGAGATGGGTCGAAGTTAACATATGCATTTACATTACTAATTACCCTACTCTGTCTATAATTTTTATCAGAAGATATAAACTCTTCTCCAAAATCTTTAGTCCTCCAGAATGCTGTACCACTATCAGTATCTGCCATCTCCTCATCAAAGTTCAAAGCCAACACAGAAGCATAGTGAATATCATCTGTGTGTGGTGTAAGACTACACATCCTACACTTCTCTTGTACTTCATAACTCTGAAAGGTAAAATGCGAAAACTCTGGTTGGAGTAATATGTTCTTACTTGCTTCAAAATAATTTGATAATAAGAATTTAAAATTAGGATACAACTGATTTGATAGATGACCTATTCTACTAACATTTCCAGGTAGATTTGAAAACTCCCCATTAACCGTACATACATATTCACCTGATAAAGCTAAGGCACGTACTTGCTCTGGATTTTTAAACCAGTTCTTAATCTTAATGATTCTATTCTTAGAGTTACCAATATGAAGTTGTTCTACTTCCCAGTCCTTTGGGTGGTGTGTCTGTAGAATCTCAGGGTTTACTATTTTCATTTGTTAGCACTAAAGTATTGTTTGATGTCTTGATTTTTCTGCACAACTAAAACGTGAATACCATTCCACCAATGTGTTGGACTTTCAATAACACTACTTAAAATCCTTCTCTCGAAATAACAATCCAAGTTGTTCTCTTGCATCCATGATACTGTACCATCAACAACACCATCAAAATTAGCATCGTCAACTACAACTACAAACTTATCATCCATGAAAGGAAGTAAATGATTTAAGTTATTCATCTGTTCCATCATATCATGAGTTGCATCATAAAACAAGATGTTAGGTCTAGCACCACCAAAGTCTTCCTCAGTCAATTCCTGAACAGAAGACTTAATGAATGCTGCATTTCCATTCTCATACTTCTGCCAGTTAGTGACAAGAGTATCATAAGGATTACCACACTCTGTGAAATGCCCACGCTCAATCATAGGTTTGCAATTAGGTTCTGAGAAGTCATCAACACCAATACACTTTGTCTGATTACCCATAGTTGCAGCAAAGAATGTACTGCCTGTAAAGGTTCCACATTCAAGATATACTGAATCCTCATGAGAACATAGACTATTAAGGAAGTGTCTTATCCTATCTGAGGAAAGACCCTGGATAGAATATCCATCTGAATTAAAATTAGAGGTCTTAGTGTTGCCATCATCAATAGCTTTCAATACCCTCTGTACTATTGGATCAACATCAGTTGGTCTATCCTGCTTCTTGAGATGTGCATTTACTACATTCTCACAGTAGTTACAGTCCCAACAATCAAATCCACAAGTCTTAATCTTCTCTCTCCAAAGAGCAATGGGACTATCTGGTATATGAAGATCTTCCATATACTCAGCAAACTCAGCAGTTATAATTGGATGCTTATCTGCTGCCCATGCTTCAATGATCTGCATAGATTCATTCAACTTCATGGCATTTTCTCTACCATGCATCTTAAAGACATCGATACCAAGATCTAACATCTCTTGCCAATCCTCTCTCCAAGGTGGTAAATTAGCTACCTTTAATGCATGAGAGTTATCATCAACATCCCATCGAGAACATGAGTGTGTACTAATAGGATCATTGAAGTACTGAGGGTTCTGTGCAGTCCTTGTATTATTAAAGTGATAATGCTCATCCATTAAAGGACAACCACCCCAACATCCTTCATTAGCTAATAGAGATAACTCTACAGGTTTGCCAATAGAAGCACAGAATTCTTTTGCTTTCTTAATTTTCTTCAATGCTTCACGATCTCTCATCACATCCCTATCAAGATTGATGTAATGGAATCCCGCCTCAGCAAGTGCTACAACCTCATTTGCCTTGGAGACATTCCTAAGGATTGTATTCTTAATCTTTAATTCTGGAAACTCCTTCTGTAGGATACCAGTAGTAACCCAACTCGTATGTGGTATAGTTGCTATCTTTATACCCTGTTCATATAGCTGAGCAAAATTCTTTACGAACAGATCCAGATGTTCCATATCTGGTCTGATGTATATGTTATTAAAAGTAGCAGACAATGGTAATCCACTATCTTCTGCTATTGCCTGAGCATTGTAAAATAATTGTCTTACATCACCCTGGAACACATCACCCATTGAATCCTGTTCAAAGGGTGGCATTCTACATGTAAAATATAAGTCGTAAATATAATCTTTATATTGCTTCAACCAAGGAACAAAAACTGTCTCTGCATACTTGGAATCAATCTTGGGATTAATTGGAAGACTGAAGACGGATTTTCTCTTTTGGGATGTCATGTTTCACTTCAGGTAATGTGGGTGCTTCTGGCACTAAACGATCAGTAATTTCTGAACCATTAATTTGGGGTGGTGAGAATTTCTCGCCTTGGAGAAGACCTTGAACTTGTCCCTCCATCTGCTTTGTCATATGTTGAACACCTGCTCCAATTAGAGCAGCATGGTGAACAGCACCAGATAGTATGTTGACTTGATCTTGCTCTGGTAGATTCATAATAGAATCCATATTACCAGCACCAAGACGACCAAATGATATTATATCACAGGCAGCTTGTTTTGCCATCCTGCTCTGCCAATACTTCCTATCCTCTTCTTCATTAGTGTCAAGGTAGTATTCAATACCCTTTTCTGGGTCAACAGTCTCTTCTAACTCTGCAATGAAAACAGACATCTCTCGTTGGACATGCTTAAGTTTCTCTGCAAAGAGAGACCTATCATAATCAGACTTATCTATTTCAAGTTGTATTAACTCTTTTGAGATCTCATCTTGCTCTGCTTCTAGATCTCTCAATAACATCCTTCTATTAATCTCATTCTTCTTGAGACTATACTCTACTTCCACACGAGTATTATCTCTCGTCTGAAGTTCAAGAAGTGCTTGCTGCACTTTCTTATATGGTGTTATCTGTGAACCTACTACAAAATTTGTGTTCTGGTATTTTGATTGACCACCTTCTAATCGGTAGGCGGCATCAACCCAGTTTCTATCCGAATCTTTAAGTACTAACTCGCTACAGAGTTTCTCAGAATCCGAAAGTGCCATAAGCTAAATCTCCATCAAGTCGCTGCTCGTTTTCATCAACACGTCCAAGTTTTTGTCCCTGCTTGATAGGCATACCTACGTTTAGGTAGTCCTCATATAGGATATTCATATCCCACATGTTATCACAGTTCTTAAACTGAGAGCGTATCGCATGATACTTGCCAAGTAATGAGGCATAATCTATAAGGTATTTATCATGGTGTCGGAGAACCCTTTTTACGAGTTCGGACTTCTGCATACCTCTTGTCATGCATAGTATATCTAGGAATGGAGTCTTCGCGTCTTCATTCTCTGTGTACTTTCTAGCTTCTTCAAGTTGATATCCCCAACTCTCAGATTCTACGTCACAACAATTTTTAAAGTTTTTAAATCTAAGATCGAACTCATGCTCGATGACTAAGATTGCTTGTTTCTTCATAAAAGAAACTGCTAGATCAATGTATTCGGGAGAAGTTTTCTTCTTGACCTTCTCATAATCCATCTCTCCAGTTTCACTCATCACAGCTTCATAGTCCTTGAAGTGTGATCTGATCTCACCCTGGAACTTAACTCCAGTCGTGTATTCTTTTTCGTCAAGTTCAACAAACCTTCTGAATGTAGACTTGACAGTCTCAAACACAAGTTTATTCATCTTGATAGTCGAGACATTATAAAAATTAAACAACGTGAAGTACGTTGTCTCATGTGGTTTGATATCTGCGGCTCTCAGAGCATCCTCGTGAATCATCATGTAGATGAAACCTTCTTTGATGAGTTCCTTATCCTTAATGAACTTCTTAACTTCCAGTTCTAATGGATGCTGTGGTTCATATTTTGGACGTAAGAATTCCTCATCCTCTATGAGGTGTGAAGGAATTCTTTTCTTCCACTCTACCTCAAATTGCTTATCTTCAATAAAGAGTTTGTTATCAGGCATCTTCTAAAGTCTGTACTCTTGTTTTTAAAGCTTCTAACTCTGACCTTAATTGTTCAATACTAGCTCTATCCTGATCCTGTTGAATTTTAGAAGCAAGATCCGTATTGAATATCATCTTTGCGGAACTTCCTGTGTTACCTTCTGGCATTACTGGTACCTCATACCTGTTGTTGCGAATGCACCAGTGTGACAACATCCAGAGGACTGTCCTTGGTGACCCTTAGGTTCAGCTTTGAAACCTAATACTATATCAGAATCATTTGCATGGAAGCGTTTCCATGTTCTGTTATTCTGATAGTTACCAGCACCAGATGCATAGTTGCCTAAGCAATAACCCCAGTCCTGACCCATTGCCATGTTCTCTTCACCAGAAGAAATATCTGCCTGGTTAAACTGTCCACCAATAGAAGTATTATTGGTGTCATTGAACTTAAGCCATGGTCTAGTAACATTATTACCAGCACCGTGATAGCAGAAACCCCACTTAGTTGAAAGGTTCTTCTTCCATCCGTTACCACCCCATCCACTCAAGGAGTATGAGTTAACAGATTCATTACTCAATTCTACATATCTTGCATTACTAGTATCACTAAAACAGTGAACTCTATATTGTCCTTCTGATCCAGTAGCACCACCACTACTGAAACCACCACCAAGACGAGTACACATCTCAGTGATAAAATTCATTCTTTGAACATTTCCAGGACCACCACCCATGGTGTACCCTCTCTGTGTAGTCTGTCCTGAGGCACACCCTGGATCGTCTGTACCGTCCCAAGTATCCATTGAAGCACCAATGCTGTCTGGAGTTGAGTTGTATGCGTCACTGTGACCAGGAGTTCCATTAGGACCGAACGTTCTATTAGTTCCTGTGTGTAGGTTAACACTGGATACTGAACTACCACTACCACCGTAGGAGTTTACAGTACCATAAACATATCCGTTAAAATCTCCAAAGTTTCCGTCAACATATGATGCTGCTCGGTCTAACTGGTCTCCACGAGAAACTGTAATGTCTGTTGCGTTATAACACTGGTTAACTGATCTCCATGGGTTTGATCCCCTATATCCACCAA